GGTCAGCAAGGTGGCTGCCGAGGCGGCTACCAAGGCCGTCGAAGGGTTCTTCTCTGCTACCCGGGCTGCCAACGAAATCGCGCTCATGCCGCAACTCGCGCAGTCGGCTGATCAGATTCTTCGTTCCGCAGGAATGCCTGACCACGACTCTGCTCCGTTGATTGCTCCAGTTCCACCCGGAACAGTTCCGGCCAACCTGACGCAAAACACTTCGCCACTTTTCCCGGCAAATCCTGATGTCGGATTAAATTCCGGCATCGAGCAATCAGGAGTACAACCATGAGCTTTATGCAAGAGACCGCTACCAGATATGGGGCAGTCACGAAGAGCGACACAACGGTATTGAAATTCAAGGCGCTATATATCGGAGGCGCCGGTTCGGTTGTTCTGAAAGAGGCCGGATCTGGCGGGGACGCCATAACTTTTGCGGCAGTTCCTGTCGGCACAACGCTACTGGTTTCCGGAACGCGAGTGATGGCCGCGTCAACCGCCACCAATATCGTTTGGCTTGACTGGTGACAAATTGATCCAATCATGCTAAAACGCATTTGCCCGCCGTGATGGCGCGCAATCCGTAACCTGGAGCTTTCCAGAAATGGAAAGCATTTGATTTACCCGCTTGCATCTCGCCCGCAGCACAAGCGATATGTGACCGGATGGCCCGCCGTGATGGCGCGCAAATCCTGTAGATGGAGCGATAAAAGTGGCAAAAGACCTAGATTACTTCATGGAGCATCCCGACGAGTTCGAGGGATTGTCTGACGAAAATCGCATGCTGCTGGCTAACGGCGAAGCGATCGAGGGCGAGATTTCCGGCGGTTCGCCCGACGCCGAAGAGACAACTCATGAAGAGTCAAAGGAAACTTCTGACGATGCGCAAGTGGTAGCAGCCAAGGACGGAGTGCACACCATCCCGTTCGAGGAACTGCAACGCGCTCGCGACGAAGCAAAGTTTTGGCAGGCTCAGGCAGAAGCGGCCCAGGCAACAAGGCAATCTCCAGTCGACCCCCCGACAGACGCCGTCGACATCAAGGCGCTGCGCCGCGAGCTTCGCGAGGCGACGCTGCTGGATGACGAGTCACGCATCGATGAACTGGAGTCACAGATCGATGCGGAGCTATCTCGACGGGCAGAGGTTGCCGCAATCCAAGTCGTCGAGCGCCGCAACGCCGAACAGGCGCAGGCGTTAGAGCGGGCCGAGATTGAACGCGCCGCGGCGTCGTTGGTGGCAAAGTATCCGGTTTTGGATCACACCAAACCAGATACGGCGAACGTCGAGGCAATCGCGATGGTGCAAACCTTGAGTGCGATGTATGCGCAGCAGGGCCGAAGCAGTTCGCAGGCGCTAGTCGATGCGGTTGGCCGAACCGCAAAGCTATTCGGCTTCGACTCGGTCGACGATAGCGCCACTGATGCCGCTGTGAAAGCTGACAAGGCCATTGCTGCCGCAAGCGCGAAGGCACGGGTTCCGTCAAGCCTGTCATCGATTCCGGCGGCGCCAACTCCGCCGACAGACGAAATTCAGGCCATTGGCCAAATGAGCGTGCAGCAAATCCAAGACAAGATGATGGAAATGCCTCGCGAGAAGATTTTGGCCCTGCTGGCCCGTCAGATGTAAATCGCAAACCAACGTCCCGCCGTGATGGCGCGACCTTCCTCTTACAGGAGCAACAAGTATGGCAACCACAACCGTAGCATACGGATCTGACCAGCAGGTCAAGATCCAATCGGTCGGCCTGTTTGCGTCGTGCATGCAGCGCAAGACTGGGCTTAACCGCATGGCGGGCAAGATGAGCAAACAAGCCGACGCGAGCGGAAATATCCGCATGGCGTCGACTAACAAAATGCCCATCGTTCGCGTCCAAGAACTCAACAAGTCGGCCGGCGATGAGGTCACATTTGACCTTGTGAATCCGATCAAGGCCATTCCGATCATGGGCGACGAATGGGCGCAGGGCAAAGGCCAGGCAATGAGCTTCTCGGCCGACCGCCTGCGGATCAACCAGGCGCGCTTCCCGATTTCTGCTGGTGGCGCCATGACGCAACAGCGCACGCCGCACCAACTCCGTCCTCTGGCTCAGGATCAGGCCCTGTCGGCCCTTGAGCGCTTCTCCGACCAGGCAACGCTGACGCATCTCGCTGGCGCCCGCGGCTTCCACGACAACATCGAGTGGTGCGTCCCGATTCCGACACATGCCGATTTCTCGAAGGTAATGGTCAATACCGTTCGCGCCCCGACGCGCAACCGGCACTTCCTGTCCACCGGGTCCGGGCTGGAGCAAGTCCCGACCGGCGGCTACACAATCGCGACGACCGACGTGTTCAACACCGATGTCGTTGACGGCATCGCGACGTGGCTGGATGGTATGCCGCTGCCGATTCCGGGGGTCGAGTTCCCGGGCGACGAGGCGGCGCAGGATTCCCCTGTCCGCGTGCTGATGGTTTCGGCCGAGCAGTACAACTCGTTCGTCAAGTCCACTAACTTCCGCACACTGCAGGCCAACGCGCACACTCGCGCTCAGCTCGCGAAGAACAACCCGGTCTTCATGGGCGACGCGCTCATGTGGCGCGGAATCCTGATCATCAAGATGCCGCGGCCGATCCGGTTCTACCCGGGCGACACGGTGCAGTGGTGCGCGGCCACTACGTCGGCAACCGAGACTGCGGGCACCATCCCAGCGCTTGGCTCTGGCTATGCCGTCGATCGCGCTATCCTGCTGGGCGGACAGGCTGTCGCCGAGGGATTCGGTCGTCACAACGGCAGCGGTAGCTCGTATTTCACCGCCGAAGAAATCACCGACTTCGGCAACCAGCGCGAGTACGTCGTCGGCGAGATCGCCGGCCGCTCGAAAATCCGCTTCCTCGTGGACCACGGATCGGAACTGCAATACACCGACTACGGGGTTGCAGTCTTCGACACCGCTGTCCAACTGGCCGTCTAAGGAGTCTGAGCAATGGCAACCATCACTAAAAAGAACCTGCGCAACGAGCGTTCGCACGCTGGCGCTTTCGGCAATCGTTGGTCGCAGATTTACACCTTCGATACGAACTCGTCTGGCTACTTCCTTGACTCGGACACGCCTGCTGCTGCTGTTGGGATCACCGACGTTGTTCGGCTTGGAATCATCCCTGCCGGCGTCCGAATCTCCGATGCTCTGGTAATCATTTCTGATGCGTCTGCGGCGAGCGTAACCTACAAGCTCGGTTTTGCCTATGTCGACGGCGTCGATGTAACTGCCGTACCGCAGGACGATGATTACTTCGTCGTTGCGGGCACGGCAGCGTCAACGGCAATCCGCCAGGTGGCAAACAATACGGCAGTTCGTCCTGTCACGCTGCCGAAGGACGCCTACCTGATCTGGACCAATGCCGGGGCAGCGCATTCGGCTGCGATGAATGTGGACGTCATTGTTCAAGGAACCATGGTCGGCGTGTAACCGCAAGCAGCATCCGCCCGGTTTCCTGACCGGTCCCCGGGCGGGTTTCACATGGAGCAACGATGCCAATAGCCATCGCATACGTCGGTCGCAGGCCGTTTCACCGGGATGTGACCTACGGTACTGGTGAGTGGGTTCAAGGGCAGAGCAAAGTCGTTGATGATGCAACGGCATTCCGCATGCTCAAGCACCATGACGTCTACACAGCAGGCGCCGAAGCTGGTGCTCAGGTCGTCGAGCAGAAGCCCGAGGATCAGGACAACCAAGACGACGTGCAGGACGCTCTGGATGCCATCCAGCGCATGGACTCTACAACCTTGTGCTCGTTCGTGGCCGAAAACTTCCAGCAAAAACTGGATCGCCGTAGGTCCGTCGAGCATCTTCGCGCCGAGGCGACGCGCATGCTGCACTTGTACGGGATCGCGTCGTGAATCTCGGCAATCTGATCGCGAACTTCCGTGTTGATGAACGCGATACGGAAGCGCCGTACAACTGGCAGGACCCAACCCTGACTCGTTTGTTCAACGAGGCGGAAGAGGAAGCGGCTATTCGCAAGAGCCTGCTGCGCGAGACGCTTGTCCTGTCGCTATCCGCAGGGGATTTTGAGATTGCATTGCCACCGAGAATCGTTGAGGTCCGCACCGCGAGGATCGTCGAGGGAGGGCAAACGTACTGGCTTGACCCGACGGATCGGTACGAGCAGGACCGGCTGAACCGCGACTGGCGGGACACCACAGGGCGGCCCACCGCTTTCATTCACGATGACTCGGCGATCACGCTCAACCGGATCGTTGAGGCGGCCGCTGATCTGAAACTTGAGTGCTACCGCGTGCCGGTCAATCAGATGGCGGACGATTCCGACGAACCTGAGATTTCCGCCGCGCATCATCGTCGGCTTGATGGTTGGGTCCGATATCGGGCTTACATGGTCCCGGATTCGGATTTCGGAGACAAGAAGCGAGCCGAACAGGGGTTGGCTGACTTTGAAGACTACTTCGGACGGCGGCCGGACGCGGACCATCGGCGCAACAACAACGCCAACCGGCCGCACAGAGTGAAGGCATGGATATGAAAGAGACAGGAGACCCGCGCGAATATGAGGCTTTTATTCGCGAGATTGATGATTCGCGGTACGCGATTGACAAAGACATGGTGCCGCGCGGAGTAATTCCGAAAAGGCGCGGGATGTCACTGTCAAGAAGCCTTGCGATGGAGGGGGTTTTTCCATTTACCAACTTCGCCCCGCGCCTGCTAGCATCCCTTGTCGCAAACTCGACCGCCGCCTGTACGTCTGGCGTCGTCACGGTCACGGCTACGTCACACGGGATTCCAGCGACTGTTTTTGACGAAATGCAGTTTTATTATCCTGGCAGCCCATCCCTTGCTGCCGGCTGGTATTCCGGTTTTGCTCGCACCTCCGCCGATGCGCTGATTTTCTCCGCGCCTGACGCAGCCGACTTCGCGAGCGAATCTGTAAACGCAGGAGCGGCACTAGTTAACGAGATAACCGTTGCCTCAATGGTAATTAAGGCGAATGAGCTTACAGCCGGCGACATAGTTCGTGTCGACTACGCGTCCCACGGGGATGCTGTAACGTCAGCGAAGACGTACAAAGTAAAGCTGAACACGACGGTATTAGGAGTGAGTTCAACGTCTACCGCGACATCCAGTTTTTTAGGGGCATTAACATTTTGCATTGTTAGCGCACAAAAACAATTTGGCGTAGGAGCGCGGGAAGGAACGGCATCTACGACTGAATACAGCGGATCAGAAAATGTTTCTGGTGAGTTGACCTTATCTCTTACAGCACAATTAGCGGGGGCAGGTATGTACGTTGCTACTCCTGTAGCGAAAGCGAGGATCAACTGATGGCCATCACAAAATACACCAATAACGCCGCGGGTCGTGCTCTGGTCGCAGCGGCCTCAAACCCCAAACACGTTTGGCACGACAACGCGCGGATATGGGCCTACACAGGCTCAGACATCCCGACATCGGAAGCGGTAAGCAACCCCGGAGGCATCGTCCTTACGACGCGCCAATTGCTGCAGGGGGCGGATTCAGTCGCCCGCGCCCGGTACAATGCCATTGTGGCCTACATCCGCGGGATTGTTGGCGTAGATGCCAAAGACCCAGCCGACCAGATAGCTCCGACTGGCACCATCAATGAACAGAAGTATTGGGGCTGGCATAACTCCTCGATCAGACGGAGCGATGCAATCGTCAATGCCATGCGTGCCGCTCTCGGCTGGACGCCTGCGCTGATGGACCAGGTTTTCATTACCGGTAGCACGATGGACCCGTGAGATGAGCAACGACATCAAAATCGTCAAAGGCAAGACCTTCCGGGACGTTATCCGGTGGGAGTCGGCGCCCGTCATCTACAAAGCCATCACCGGCATTGCGAAGACAGCGCCGGCACGCATCACTGCCGTCGCTCATGGAATCCCTGACGGGTGGCGCGCAGCCGTGACCAACGCTGGCGGTATGACCGAGATCAACGCCTCGGCCAACAGCCTGCGCGATTCGGATTACAAGCAAGTCACTGTCGTCGATGTCGATACCGTCGACCTCAATGCGGTCAATGCGGCCGGCTTCCACGCCTATACCTCTGGCGGCTATATCCAGTACAACACGCCGGTCGATCTGACGGGCTTCACGGCTAGACAAGCCATCAAGGCGCGCGTGGCTGCGCCCGTCCTGCTGCAATGCTCTGTTGCCGGCACATCCGGAACGACCAAGCCGACCAGCGCAGGCGTCGACGGTACGGTCACGTGGGAGAGCGTGACGACTGGTGTTGCTGACTACGAATGGCGCGCCAATACCGCCTACGACGTGGCGGATGTGGTGGATCTCACGCACCTTCTTTACCTGACGACAGAGAACGGGCGCATCACCATCGACACGGCGGACTTCACCATCACCCGCGAGATCAGCGCGGCGGATACGGCGTTGATTGATTGGCGGAAAGGCGTGTTCGACCTGGAGTTGGTCAGCGCTGACGTTGAGCCAGTTGTGACCGGGCTTGTGTCTGGTGCGGCTGCAGTCACTGAAGAACTGACTGTTTAGAGAAATGGCCGCGATATACACAGAGGTCGCTCAGCATTTTGTTCGGGCCAGTGCGTTCATAACCTCGTTCGTGCGGACCGACA